CTATTTCCCCGCGCCAGCCAGAGGCGTCACGGTACCGCTAATACTCCAACCCTTAGGCGCCTCACCTTCTTTCTTTGAGGGATCAGCGACCTTGCTAGCCTCCACCAGCTCCACCTCGCTTGGACCGTAAGACAAAGCTGGTGGCAGTTCGGCACCTGCGCCCGCACGACTCTGAAGGACGTACAGCCAAGGCTCCGGCGTTACTTCGTATGAGATGGATACGTCTCCATCCAGAGAAGTGCCACCCCTGCCACCGCCTGAAGAAATTTTAACACCGTCGCTCGCCGTCTTGGCTGCGTATTCCCCGAGCTTCAGCACCTTCTTTGCATAATCAGCAAATGGGATGATGCTGACTATCGTCTCGACAGTTTTACTCTCTATCTCACCAGTGGACTTCGCTAAGGTGCCGTCAGGCGCAAGTTCAACGGTAGCCGTGGCCTTCCCTATCAATGGCCGGCGTACGTTGATGTAGTGCTGCCTGCTGGAGATCTCCGTCTTGGTCACGAAGACGTTTGAGAGAAGCACCGAATTGGTATCTGAACTGACTGCGCACACCCTGTCATAGGATCCGTTGCTACCGCACGAGTGCCACGCTCTAGCGTTCTCGTCTACCAGTTTCTCAACGACTTCGCGGAACGTTTTTGGGGTCAACTGTGCTCCTTGGCGATCAAGCTCATTGTTGATCTTGAGCAACGCGGCTCTTCCGGTCTCACTAGGGAGCATGTCGAAAGGAACCGAAGGCGCACGGTACTCTTGGAGTCCCACTGTCATCACGTACTGGACCTTCCAGCGAGTCTGGAGCAACTTCGTCTCCTGATAGGACACCGGAACTCGGGTAAGGAACGGAACGCCGTGGACGTCTACGAGCGTCTCCTCTGCCGAATTAACGCCTTGGACACCTGCGAGCTTCTTGTCCGCTCGCTTCACGATGTATACGCCACAGCCCGAAAGCAAAAAGCTGAGATGGAAAAGCAGTATCGCTAGAAACAGCTTCATACAGCCCCCTGTGTCGGCAGCGTCATGCTGCCGCTTCGGCCTATTTATCACATTTTCTTAATCCATCATCTGAGGGCGAGGCTCTTACGGGAGGACTGCCGGCGGGACGCAAAGAGCAAGCCTCAGAGCCACCCCGTCCGAAGCCCTGCTATCCTCCGGGCATCAGGGATAGGGGGCTACTCGGATGAAAGCTATTGCGGTGTTGCTGGCGCTTTGCGCCATGCTATTCGTGTCTGTAGCGGAGGCGCGCGGTGTCCGCGTCCGGGGATACACGCGAAAGGACGGCACATACGTGGCACCGCATTACCGATCAGCTCCGAATTCAAACAGGTCGGACAATTATTCGACGCGTGGAAACTACAACCCGTACACCGGCAAGCTTGGCACGGTTGATCCTTACGCACCCGGCAGCTTGCCTCGGCAAACCAGCTACGGGTCATCGAGCTATGTGGCCCCAGCTACGGCGCCACCGGCCAGCCCACCGACCTCCCCGTCAAACTGGCGCAACTACGGAAATCAGCAATCCACCACTCTGAACCCTTCTGGCATTCCTATCGGGGAGCAGAGGGCAGCCAGCATGCGGTCCGAGAACACAGCTGAAAGGGAGTCTGCCCTGATCGCTGTTCAGGAGCTGGGGCAGCGTCTCCGTGCAGCAGATCCACAGTTCGATAGAAAGTTCGCGTTAATCCAAGGCCAAGTGCGGGAGATTCAGAACACCCTGCCGCCAGCCCAATGGGTGGGTGCCATCTCGGCGGCCTGGTATGGCCTTCCCGCCTTTTTCCCCAGCCAGGCATTTGGACCCGCGTCATCCCAACAGACCTACGAAGCATCCCAATGCCAAGCTGCCCAAGATAAGGCCCGTGAGCTGGCTGACGCGGCAAACAATCTGGCCAAATGCGCATCATGGGGTGATCTAAGGGACGATTGCGCTCGGCAAGCTCGAGCAGTTCGATACGCCGCTGACGACTACCAGGATGCAGTGAATTCGACCAGCGGCATTTGCCAATAGCTCCCGGGTGGCGTCCTGATAGCCCTGCTATCCTCCGCGCAACAGCGAGAAAGCGGGGCATTTTTGTGGTCAACCAGACGAATTGCAGCCGGGCGGGTGCGTAATGGAAATGGAATCCTTTTCGTGGGTCTACGGCCTCGGCGTCGCCCTGGCTCTGATGCTCGCCCCTGCAGGTCGCGCGCTTTGGAAGCGGTTCGCTGATTACGACGAGCGCCGCGTCGCGGAGATTGGCCGCAGGCTGAAGGACGCTGGAGATCGCACCACTTCCTTCGGGACAGTGCCCCTGTTTCGCTGAAAGGTGGGTTGTCTGATTGCGTGACCGACTTTCGCAATCCGCACATCGAGGCAAGTTGAAGTGGACATCACGATGGCCGCTACTGGCCGATAGCGGCCTCCTCCGTTGAACCAAGCATCGCTCTGCGTCACGGCGACGTCGGCCCCTCGGGCTCTACGGTCGCCCCCCTGCCGATTCCGAAGGGCTGCGCCGCACGTCGGCCGTAAGCGACCTTGATGCCCGCAAGGATCACCGCGACCGGCGATACGGCCATATCCGGCAGACTCAGAGGCAGTTCGGGCACACCACAGCGTCAATGACCGAGCACCACACCCGGAAGCGCAAGGGCGACAAGGTGACTCCGACCAAATGAGATTGCGGGGCTGCTCCTATATTGCGGAGCAGCCGACCCAAATCGCAGGCAAAGAAAAAGGCACCTAAGTGCCTGTTTTCAAATGGTGCCGAAGGTGGGACTCGAACCCACACGCTTTTAAGGGCGGCGGATTTTGAATCCGCACAAGAATCTAGGCGTACCAATGGTTTCGGGGGCAATTCCGTTCCGCAAAACTTATCAAGTCATGCCTTTGAATGCCTTGAACAGCAAGGGACGCCTTCGAATTGCGGAACGGCTCCCCAATCACAAAAGCCCCCGCCGCTGCCGCCATGCCAGCCGGTTGGCCTCGACTTCCTCCCGGAGCCGGGCCTCGTGCTTCTGGACCCACAGCTCGCACCCCTGCACCCCTGTGGCGAAGGTCGAGCAGTCCCGTTTCCGGTGAACCAGCTGCCCCTCGGGCGGCGGGAGGTGGTAGTCCAGATAGACGAACCACGTACCGTCCACCCGGTCAATCATCCGGCATACAGGCACATCGCCCAGAGCCAGCGCGGTCGGCACCCGCTCGCTGGGCATCGCTCTAATCCACTTGAAGCCGTCCGGAAGCATCCACACAGGATACTCCCGGGCGTCTCAGGGGCTGGGATCAGGCTGCGATCTTGTGCTCATAGAACGGGTGCCGCTTGTCGTCGAAGATGTCGTAGAGCGCTTCGAGATTGCCGGGGTCAGGGTTGAGCCAGGCCTGCACGTGCTCGGGCTTGATGTTGATGATCGTCCGGTCGTGTCCGGCGGCGGCAACTTCCGGCTCCGGGTCGTCTGTGATCGCAGCGAAGCTGAGCAGGTCCGGTTCCTTCCCCTTTGGGTCGGTCCAGTGTGACCACAGGCAAGCAATGAGCATCGGCTCACCGGTGCGCGGCACGAACTCCAGGATCTTGTTCTCGCCCTCCACCTCCACATGCTCGTAGAACTTGGTAGCCACGATCAACCCGTGCGTGCGGCCAAACTGACCCTTCCAGAAGCTCTCCAGGTTGTCGCGCCGGGCGTTGTATGTGCCTGGGTACTTCGTGTCGTAGAAGGCGGGCTTCCCCGCCGGCCGGCACTGGTAGCGCATCGGCTTCACTACCACCCTGCCCCCCTCGCTGACCAGCACGGGGCAGTAGTAGCCAGGGAACATCCGGAAGTCCCGGGTCTCGGCCTTCGAGCGCTTCAGGTCGGCGATTCGCCCCTTGATCTGCTCGATCTTGTTGACAGCGATGCGCTGCTCGTTCGCCGCGGTCTTCGTCGGCTTCTCGGACAATTTCCGCTCGGCATCGGCCAGGCGCTTGGCCTGCTTGAACAGCTCCGTCTCAAGTTGTGAGACGTCGTGGGCGTCCCATTGTCGGATCTCATCCGCCAGCCCCTCCATGGCCGGGTCGTCGGAGAGAAGGAACGACAGGTCCAGCGCCCTGGGGGTCTTCGGCCGCTTCTCCTTGCCCGCGTCGCGGAGCCAAAGAGCGGCGAACTCTTTGAGGTCGATGATCGCCCCGAAGTTGCGGACGAACTGCTTGTAGTCGGCTTCGATCTGAGCTGAGTAGCACATCTGTCACCTCCGGTTGACCGGAGCATAACGCCCGCCGGGCATAGGATTCGACATGAACAGCAAGCTGACGCGCAACGAGCTGGACGACCAGCTGCGAGCCCTGCGGGCCCAGGCGGCCCGCATTGCCCGGGACTATCCGGTCGGCGACCAGGTCGAGGCCGTGGCCGGCGAGGCCGAGGTGCTGGAACAACGCGTTGCGCCCGTCGACATCGCGTACTTCCACGACAGCGTCGAGGCCATCATCTGGGAGGCCGGCATGCTCCAGCCGGAGGCAACGCATGAGTAACCGACGCGGGGACTACGAGCTGGCGTACGGAGAGCTGGCCCACGCCTTCCGGGAGCATGGCGACACCCCGGCGTTCTGGGACATCTGCGATGCGGTCGAGGACCGGCTGATCGACAACTACCCCGAAGACGACAGCGCCATCATCGAGATGGTTGCGGCGTGGCTGGTGCATATGGGGGTCCAGCCCGAGGCATCGCTGCACGGCAAGGTTTAGGCGTCGGGCGCTGTCGGCCAGGCGCAATCCGGGAACCCCGGCTGCTGCGGAAGGTCTCTGAGCGCCTGCCGGTACCCGCCCCAGCTGGCCCGGGTCGCCTCACTCATCGGGGCATCCGGCATTTGGGTCCAATCCGATGCCCGGAGCATCAGGTCGCGGCCAACCCTGGCCTCAACAATGCGAAGTGCGCGCATTGCGTCAGCAGGTATCTCGGCAGCCAGCGTTTCCCCTGGGAGCAAGTCATTCGGGCCAGAGATTGCCCTGTAGCCATCACCGCAAATTGCGTACATCGTCACCTCTCATACTCATAGCCGTTGACTTCGACATACGCACCAGTGGCTCCCGGACCGACGCCATACACGTAGTTGATGTTCTGGGAATCGTCGGTAGCGATAGGCACGTAGACGTTGACGTTATTGCCTATAGCAATGATGAAGTTCGGATCGGACACAACGGGAAAAGCAAATGGATTGGCAACGAACAGATTGTTGGATGGCGTTGCGCTCAGGCTTACGAGTCGCGCGGTCATCTTCTTCGACGTGACCGGAATTGCGCCCGCTGCAGAAACAACGGTAGTTGTCGTCGCAAGCCCGTTGCTCAGAATGCGAAGCGGTGCCAAGGCAGTGTTCGCTTGATACAGAACCGAGTTCCCAGCCTGTAGAAACTTGATGATCTGACTTGACGCATCGGTCTTCACTGAGCCGACGTAGCGACGTGATGTGTCGCCCGTTTTCGTTCGTGCTGAGCCGCTGTAGGGTGCTGCCGGTGCAGTGGCCGAAACTTCAAAATCCGGAACTCCCGCATTGCTGAAAAGGTACAGGTGATGCCATGCGCTGGCCGAAAGTGAGATGCTGGATTTAGTGATCGCAGACGGCACATCAAGGACTTGATCGAGGATCGGAATATAGGCCGCACCAGTGGTAATTCGCAGCGAAGTGGCAGACAGCCACTCCATTTTCAGGCCATCAATGTAGCCCCTCGGGAGCTGCAGGAATCGCATTGGCGCGCGATCTGTCGCTGCGAACTCCCCCAGGCTCGTTGCATCGCGGCGCTTTACTGGGATTGCATCAGTCATGCGGTCACCATTGGAATGTTGGCCTGCGTCCCATTTGTCAAGAAGAACGGAAGCTCCCTGTTGGCGGTTAGCGGAACAGGATCAAAGGCCCCGGACGTCGCATAGAAGGGGAACTGGATTGAAATGGCATCGACTTCGGTCCAAGCAGCATCCCTCCGTGCGTACTGCTTCCCATCAATGGGGGCCTCTGGGAAGTAGCGATTGGTCGAGCCTTCTGGAAGGTCATCGGTCGTGGCGGAGCTGGTCCCAGTCTTCCGCCCCTTCGCGTCGAACTGGGTTCTCTGCAGGGTGCCCATGCCGCTGTCCGGCACATCGGCTAGGCCAAGGGTGATGATGCCGTCGAGGCCAACCTCCTTGGTCAGCTCGGTGACCTCCACCTCGATTGCATCAGCAACCGGGTGGAATCCCTTCTCGCCGGCTGCGTTCGTCCCGTAATACTCGGTGCTCCCAGGGGCATCCTCGTCCCCGACGAGCTGGATTTCGACCTGACCGGTTCCGACAGTCTTGACGGAGTTGCGGCCGATGATGGTCAGGGCCTGCCCGTCCTCCAGCTTTCCGACACGTTCGGCCAGCGCCAGATACAGGTCGCGGAGTTCGTCGCTCGTCTGGACGAGCGCCAGCTTGGCGAAGTAGTTGGACCACACCCGCGTTACGCGGCCAGCAGAGTCCGCAATCGGCTCGCCCTGCCCCGGCTGGTATGCGAATCCAAGGTTCTTCATGATGCGGCGACCTGTCCCTGTGCGATCCACTGAAAGGCCACGGAATTGGTGACAGTTGAGCCACCGGTATTGCCCTCGGCAACGTCAAAGACAGCCGTGAAGCCACTCGCGGTGGGCGCTGCAGACAGGTACGGGACGACCGGGCCATAGGGCTGGTTGCCCGGGGCTGGCGTGATGGACACATTCGGCACAGTCCCGCTCTTGAACGGGGTTGCGAAGGTCACGGCGAGGGAGGTCTGAGCGGTGCCAGAGACTGGCGCGGTGCCAGACCCCTTCAGGATCTGCCAGTCGGTATCGCCGCCCGTCTTGATGATGACGGTATCGACGCCCGACACCTCTGCAGCCGGTGGCGGCTCGGGTTTCGGGGTCCAGATCAGGTTCGCGCCGTCCGTCCCGAGGATCGCATCGGGAGATCCGGATGGGTCCGGAACCTGCCGAACGTCGGCCCAGATCAGGTTCGACCCATCGTTTGACAGGAACCTCCCCGACTCCAGCGCCGGAATGGACGCGCCGGCACCCTGCCCGCTGTCCACGTCGCGGACCCAGACGACTACCCCGTCGCTGTCCTTGAGGGTGATGGTGTAGCCCCCGTCCAGCCAGATATTCGTATTGGACCGGCCAGCCGAGTCCAGCAGGACCGGGTTGCTGTTCGGGGTCGCCTGATCCGGGTCGGACCACGTGTCCTTCAGGGTGGTGGTGCCCAAGTCACAGAAGGTCAGGGAGCCATTGACGCAAGGAGTGATCCCATCCAGACCGAAGAAGACGGGAGCGGGGTCGTAGGAGTTGTACGAGGTCATTCATGACTCCAGAAATGACAAAGCCCGCACTGGGCGGGCTCGGGGGTAAGGATCGGGCTTCACGCCCCGGTGGTACGATGGGCGCTCAAGGAGGGGGTATGGCTTGGCTCTATGCGCTCGGACTGAAGCTGATCTTTGCGCCGATCATCGTCTTCATCTATTGGCTGCTTGCCGTTAAGGGCGGCCCGTGGCTGTGCAAGGCATTGCCCGATGGGAAGTTAAAGCGCGCCCTGACAAAAGAGCGCACCTTTTGACTTAGTTCTGCTGGGCTGCAGAGCTTCTGCCAGAAGCCATTGCAAGCTGTCCAAGCATCGCCCTGACCGGAGCCCGATCCCTTTCTGGAAGCGCGGCAAGCACCCTCTTTGCCTCCTGCGGGTTCGCCATCATGAATGCCAATCGCTCTTGCAGCTGCTCATTGGCCCGAGCCTCGAAATGCTCGAAGAACTGCCCGGCCCAGGGCACACGCGTAGCCAATGATTGCTTGGCAATTCGGTCGCCGATTGCCAGTCGCTCTGCCGTCTGACTTCCAACCGTTCCTGAGCGCTGGCGGGAAGCCTGACGCACCATGTCATCCTGAATTGCACGGATTGCACCGATATCCTCAGGCGAAAGGATCTCAGCGGCCTGGGCCTTCTTGAATCCAGTCGCCTTTGCAGCAATGGCATCCAAGTCGCCCGTCGCACGCATCACTCCAGCCGGAGTGAGGACAGGGTTTCCCAGCTGGTCGGGAACCGCGCCGGACGAACGCTGCAGCACCTCGCGACCCACTTCCATGCGGTTGATCGGGCGCGAGGCTTGCCGGTAGGCCTGAAGGTACTCAGGGAAGCTCGGGGCACGCTGGGCCAATTGCTCGTCCAGTGCATCCCGAATCTGCATCAGCTCTCGGGACGCGGCCTTCGCATAGCCCTTGTCCCCGCCCGCCTTCCCTTCCAACAGGTCGCCCACATACTGGCGGACCTTGTAGAGACTCCCAACCGAATCACCGGCATTTTCCAGGGCGCGATCAACATCACGAACAGCAGCTTGGACACTAGGACGACTAGCGTTCTGCGCGGACATTGCAGACACCTGCTCCCTCAGGGGCCGCAGTGCATCACCTCTATTGCCCAACATCAGGGCAGAGCGGTCCCGGGCCGCCTGAGCTGTAGCATCGCCTTCTCGGAAGGCAGCATCGCGCAAGCCAGATGACGCAGCATCTCTGGCTTCGATGGCCGCTGCCATGTCCGTCTCATTGCCTGCAATACGCCCCAACTGAGAGACGCGAGCAGCGTTGTTTGACTGGTCAATGGCCTCGAATGCGCCACGATTCCGTGCCCGCATGGCGTTCTCTAGCGCCATCAACCCCGGGTCTTGCGTGGATTCGCCAAGTGTCAGACGCACCCCCGGAACGGCGGACTGCTGGTAGGTGAGAGTCTGGGGAGCCGTCGCCTCTCGTGCGAGGATTTCTGCCGCTCGCCGATCAGTTCCAGATAGCCCCGTCCGGCCGAGAAGATTCCTAAGCCCCGAGGATGTGGCACCCGCCAGCCGGACCAAGCCCGCACCAGCTGCGCCACCCACCCCGCCGAGGAGCATGTTCAACCCTCGGTCCTGCGCCCCGGTATTTGGCTGCAGGGCGCCAATGGATGCGCCTTGCAGGGCGTTCCCCCGAATGGTTGCAGGCAGAAGCGCCGGAGCGGCCAGAGTTCCTCGCGCAGCGATCCCCGGACCCAGCATCTGAGCAATGGTGCCGATCACATTGCCTGACATGCCCGCGCCCGTTGAAGTGAGATCACGGTCAAGCTCGCGCCGCTCTGCCGTCTCATCTCGCAGGGCCTGCCGCTCTCTCCCCATGGCTGCCAGCCCGTTGACCATCCCCCGAGTGAATCCTTCTCCCTTCAGGACGCCAAGAACACCTTGGCTGACCGCAGAGAATGGCAGCGACGGCATATCAGCAAGGAACTGCTGTGCGCCCTTTCCGGTGTCCACCAGCGATTTACCAACACCAGCAGCAAAGCGCTCACTCGTACTCATCGAGTCCGTAGGTCGCTCTGCATTGACCGTCGGAAAGTCAGTAATCGGAGTGTCATCCCATACAACCGTGGACGGGTCGATGGCCTGCGCACGCTGGGGCTGAACCGGAGGTTCGTCATCCCAAACGATGGTGGCCGGATCAATTGCCATACTCGACGCTCCCGTCGCTATATTGGATGACCTTCCGGCCATTGGATGTGCCAGTACGGACGATTGCCCGCCCACCACTGCCTGCGGAACTTCCGGTGATCTGGCGACGCAGATCCACCATGAATTCCCTCAACTGCTTGACGTTGGCGGCGTTGACGGACGGATGGTTGTAGATCGACGGATACTTCAGGTTAGCGATCTTCGCCTCAAGGTCGGACTGCGAGCCAATGCCTGGGACGCGGGTGAGCGCCAGCATATCGTTCTGGATCGCGCCAACCGCAGCCTCAAGCTCCTGCCCCTGCGGCGTCGAAACCATCAGCCGCCCATCAATGGGGCCAGTGTCAATCAGACTCCCCGTGAGGTTCTTCAAGGCCTCATCAATTCGAGTCAAACCGCGATCCACATTGTTGAGCTGAGCCGTCTTGGCCCGTTCAGTACTGGCTCGCTCTTGCTCACTCTTGGCCTGCTCCACCCCCCGCGCCTTGGCAATATCAGCATCAGTCTGCATCCCGAGCCTTGTTGGCAAAGCGCCCAACTCAACGTCCGACTGAGCCTGTGCAACGGCCCTCGCCTCGTCTTCCTTGCGACGCCCGACCGCCAGCCCTGCCGATGCGGACCTCCCGCCACGCGGCAGCTGGAGATGGATGTGGTCGCCCTCATCAATCGCCTGATAGCCCATTTGGCGAGCGCGGGACATGAAGGCCGGCTTCAGCTGCTGGGGTACTGCGTAGTCAGCTGCCGTGCCAGTCAGGTGCTGGCTGTTAGGGGTGCCGCCAACCTGCTGGTTACGTTCAGCAGTGCGCATACCACTGGTCATGGTGACGCCCGGGAACTCACCAGCAAGAGACGTGAAGTCGCCGAAATGCTGCCCATCCTGACCCTGCGGCGGAGTGGTTACACCGCCACCAATTCCGCCCAGGGGTACGAACTCCCCTGAAGCCTCGTCGTACACCTCGCGGTCGCCGGTCCTCGGATTGTTGCGCCCCATGCGCTTGCGGCCATCTGCGCCGTCGAACTCAAAGAACCCATAGCCAGCATTGGAAGCGCGTCCATCGAGGCCGAGATTGATCCGACGTGCCCGCATCTGATCTTCAGGTGAAAGGCCTGCGGTCATCATCTGGAAGGAGCGAACGTCCGTCGGCGTCGCATTCGTACCCTGATACGCCTGCACCAGCGACTGCGCAGCCTGCATGATGACCGGAGCAGTTTCCGGCGTGTAGTCCTGCGGCATGTCAGACAGGCCGAAACGGGATAGCGTCGGCACCATGCTGCGGTACAGACCAGCCCGGGACTGCTCCGGGGCATTGGTCAGAAGACGCGCCATGTTCACCATGCTGGCGTTGCGGCGCTCATCCGAATAGGCCATCTGCTTTTCTAGACCCTGCGCTGCACCCGCATCAACGGATGCGGCCTGCGACAGGATCGAATCGCGCTGATCTGCGGGGGCGCTGTAGGCCAGACTCGCCAGTTGATTCAGGCGATTCTCCTTCCCCCGCTCGCGCCCGATCTCGCCCTGCTGCTGTACAAAGCCCAGCGCTGCGAGGGGCGAGAACTGCTGGTATGCCTGCGCCATTACACTCGCCCCTTGAAGTTGGAAAGGTTGTTCCCGAAGTTGTAAGCGCTGCCCTGACCGGTCGTCATCTGCCCCGCCAGAAGGTTCCCCTGCGGGTTGTAAGCACTCTGCCGCCCCTGCACGTAGTTGTTAGCCAACCCGCCCAGTCCAGCCAACGCCTGCGACCAGTTGTTGCCCTGGGAGAGCGCCGCGCTACCCTGCGCATATGCAGAGTTGTTCAGGTTCTGCCCGTAGGCACCTGCATAGTTCTGTCCGACTCCGGCCAGCGCCGAGCTGGAACTTGCGCCCATGTTCGCAAGGTTCATCAGGCTGTTTCGGTAGTTGCCTAGGTTCTGCGATGCAGCCCCTTGAGCGTAGTTGTTCAGGTCAACGAGGTTCCCGCCTGAGTACATCGAGCCGCGCGCCGCCGCCGAACGATCTACTGCCTGCAGGCCTTGCTGTAGGGCGAACTTGTAGTCGGGGCTTTCGTTGAAGCCCGAGTAGTCGCCAGCGGCCAGAGCATTCAGGCCCGTCAGTGCGTTTGTGCCTGCCTGCTGATATGGGGCAAGGTCACTGCGCGCCTGATCGTAGATCTGAGTCTGGAGAGCATTTGCCTGATTGCTCGCCCTGTTCGCAGCGGCGGTAGCCTTGTTCGCAGCTCGGTTCTGCAGCAATGCAGAGCCAGCCCCAACAACCACGCCAGAAGTAACAGCTGCCATGTCAAATATCCTTTGTGTAGCTGATTTCGGAACGGGAGTAGCCGGTCCGCTCGTAGAGAGCAGCGGCCTGCGGCGGGCTGTTGGGCATGTGAACCATCTGGATGCGATCTGCACCGAACTCTCTACATGGCTCCTCAATGGCAGAGAGAAGCGCATATGCAGCCCGGCCTCCCCGCGCTTCCGGGGCGACCCACCACACGACCTCGGATGCGAAGTTCCGGTTCCGGTTGAACAGGAAGGGAGCGACGAACACGCCGACCATGCCAATCAATCGGCCATCCGCCTCGGCAACCAAGAACACGTGATCGTTGATCAGCATTGAAGCCAGCTCTGCCACGCTCGCCTCGTCCATCTCGCACCAATCGGCGTAGTGGGTGGTTGGGTAGAACCTTGCGGACATGGCGACGATCACCGGCACGTCGGCCAGTGTTGCTTTGCGTATTTCCATCAGCCCTCCGGCGTAAAAAAGGCGACTGCTACGAGTCGCCCTGTCTCTGCGTCATCACCGAAGGCCGCAAACGGCCAACGGCTATGAAACAGCGCTGATTCGTAGATCACGCACCGCCCAAGCTTCATCTCTGCCAACCCGATGCGCTCCCAGCGGCTGGCGTCATTCCAGTCATCCCGGACCTTCTCGAACAGGACCATGTCGCCAGGATCGATGCGGCTTGCTCCGGTCTCGCGATGCCGCCAGAAGGCTGTCCCGCCTTCGCCTTCGCTGAGATAGAGGACGGCGGCATGAGTGCCCCAACCAAGATCCGAGTGGATAGCGGCGCTGGGAAGCTCGCCATTGAAGTTGAGCCGATAGCCCATTCCTAGCATCTGCACAGGCCCCATTGCCCGCTCGATGCCCTCCCGTAGCCCGGGAACCTCCGCGATGGCGATGCGCTTGTAGACCTCTCCGTCTGGCGCGGGCCAATCGACGTATGAGGCGCGCAAGCCATCCTCCCGGACTGATTGCGCATCAGTCAGGAACTCATCGATCACAAGCATTCAGGACCTCGGCTCTGTCTTTGCTACCGCCCCCAGCAAGTCCCGTTTGATCGGGCTGGAGACTCGGACTCGGAACACCCACTGCCGGCCAACGCCCAGACGGGTCAGCCTGACTCGGATGCGGTCGGCGTACTGACCGATGTCGCCCAGCGAGCGTTTCTTCCAGTTCGACCAGTTCCGGCCACCATCCTTGCTGTAGCAGATAAGGACGTGGTGGTCCGGCGGAGGCGGTTCCGGCGGGGCGATGGGCGGCGAGATGAACACCTCAGCCACCTTCCCGTAGCTCAGCGGGTCCACGAACTCTTCGGATGACGTGGAGGCACCGAGAATGACCCAAGGCCAGTCCGTCATGTCCACATCTACGTCAAACTGCCCCGTGGTCGGCGACGAATGGTCCGCGTTCCACATCTTGTGGGCGATGATTGCGCCGCTGGACGAGTAGACGAGGAACCACAGGTCTTGGTCTATCGCCTCGGTGATCTCGTAGGTCACAGTGGCCTGGATCGTGTCGCCGGGCTGGACCGTACCGATGTAGCGGATGGAACCGTTCGGGACCTCGGCATACACACCGTTGACCGCCACCTCCCACACGCCACCGTTGTACTGCGCCGATGTGGCATCCCAATCGGCAGGGATCTGCAGAAGGTTCGCCACTATTTACCTCTCAGTTCACGGTCTATGGCCGACGCGAAGTAGGCTGGGCAGGCGTTCTCGACCACCGCCAGGTCGGGTCGCTTGATCACTTCCAGCTCCAACCGGGCCTCATGCGGTTTGGCTCGGCGCTGCCGCCGGCTTCCGCTATTCATGTTGATTCGGTGGTTGTAGACGCAGACAGGCAGGTGCACCGGCTCGCACATGCTCAGCAGGTACTGATCGGGGTAGTAGCGGAAACTGGCGTAACCAAGCCCGCGCACGTACTCACGGCGGTAGACTGCCAAGTGGTGCCGGGACTCAGGAGCCGGGGCCACCGAATCGCCCTGCACAAGGTTCTCGCCGGTCGTCACGGCCTCCACGCCAGCCCTCAGTTGTTCGGCGAGAACCGCGAAGGCGTCAGGCTGCAACCAGTCGTCATCGTCAACGTGGGTGACGTACTGGTGTGACCCCAAGGCATACCCGTTCCCCCGGGCCTTGCCGAGGTGGCCGAGTACGCCGGGGAGGAAGTGGGCTACGACTGGGTAGCCGGCCTGCTCAGCCGCGACTCGGATGGACTCTCTGCACCGCTCCACCTGCTCAGCCGGCGTGTAGTCCATCACCAGAACGTGTACATCAAGGCCAATGGTCATGGCGGATCCCCCGGGAAGCCAATCGGCACTGTCTGCTTACGCCCCGTATCGAACAGGAACTCGGCTTCAGGTAGGCCAATGACGTTCCCGTCATCGTGGAACACGCCGCTTGTGAACTCGGAAATCAGCTCGTCGTACCCCTCCATGACATAGCCCCAATCCAGCTCCCACAAGCGGCCGTCCTGGAAGTCTGTGCCAATCCACTTCCGACCCCACGAAACACAGCCGCTCAGCCGCCAGCGCTTGAAGCCCTTGGACACTCGGCGGTGCCATAGGCCCACCGTCACGTCGTAGCCGAACGTCTCCCCATTCGGGAAGGTCAGGTAGTAGACCTTGTGGCCCTCGTCCTCCCAGGTGAAGCCAAACGCCGACTTCCACTCATAGGCGGCGATGACCCGCTCCAGCGACCGGGTGCTGATCGGGATGGCCCGATAGCCTTCCAGCCGGTACACCACCCCGTCGTTGCCCAGCCACATGACCGAGTTGTCGAGGTTGCAGACAGTGTGCAGCGAGGCACAACCCACATCGATGGTGGCGTCTCGGGACTGGAAGGTCCCTGTGCCCTGCCCCGTGTTGAAGAAGAACTCCGTAGTCCGCTCGCCGAACAGGACGACCTCACCCTGATTGACTGCGAGGCCTACCAGCCGATCCGGCTGGCTTTCAGCCTCACCGCGATCCAGCGTGTTGTAGTTCAGCCCATCGGCAAGGTCCGAGTGCAGCCAGAATCGGCCGAACGGCTCCAGATAGAACAGGTAGCCGTCAATGAACTTGACATCAATCGCCCCGGGGAAGCCCTCGTCCGTGATGCGCGCGAACACCTGAGTCGCGGTGTTGTAGACGTAGCCGGACTGGCCGTTGACGACGGCGAGCTGGTTCCCGTTCTTGACCTGGTTGTGTGCCATCCGCACCCGGCCAACGCCGGGGATGGTCCCGCGAGAGATGCCAACTCCAGCGCTGGTCACCTCGTACAGCGTCTGCCCCGAGACGACGAACAGCCGGCCCTCGGCGTTGTGGATGCCCCGGATCGGCCCAGCCCCAATGCGCCGAAACGGCTTCAGGCCCGGGGGCGTCCGAAACTTGTATTGCGTTCGAGTGCCGGCCTGATCCGCCACCACTGGCAGGTAGTTCACGACATCCTGCACAGACCACGACGGAGCATCGTCCCGGTTGAAGCCGCCCAGCAGGTTTACGGGCTGGGAGCGCATCAGAAGTACTCCGAAGGCACTACCGCGCCGGAGTACGGACGCGCAGCGAAGCGGTACAGGGCACGCAGGCCGCGATCAGCACCTGCTGCGATTGTCTGGGCGCGAGAGTGCGCCGCATAGTCGTCCACCAGCTCCAAGGCGACCAGGAATGACAGGTGGACAAGGAATTTGCGGGGGATTTCCCCCTCTAGATCGAAGGGGATCAGGCCGTCGTCGTACAGCTCCTCCAGCTTCGCCAGAGTCTGCACATCCACATCCTGATAGTCCTCAGCCCCCGGGGCCTCGTTGGCATCGACCGTGCCAAGCTTCAGTAGAACCATCCGGTTCAGTTCGGCGCGGTTCGCCATGGACCCTCCCAAAGAGAAAGGCGGGAGCCGAAGCCCCCGCCTGTTGCCTTGCTATGCCGATTAGGCGGCAGCCGGAGCCGACACGAAGCCGGTCACGACAGCCCAGTCCTTGGCGGCGGCATCGCCCTTCTTCCACTGCAGCTTCTCGACGCCACGCAGCTCCATGTAGCCGACGCCGTAGTGCAGCTGGTAGTCGTCTTCCTTCTTGATGGTGCTCTTCGTGGTCATCGCCCAGGCAATGCCGACCGCCTGAGCGCCGCAGAAGTACATGGGCTCCAGCGGGATCGGGGTGGCTGCCGTGTTGTTGAAGTTCCCGATGGACGGAACCTCGCGGATGATCACGTCGTCCCACCACAGCGAGTTGCCGCCAGTAAACAGCGGGTTCTCCTTGCCGCGCTTCTCCGCCTCGGCCAGCACGCTCGCCATGTCGTTCTTCAGGTCACGGAACGCACGGGTGCCGACGAACAGCACGTAGGTCTCGTGGTCCTCGCCGTAGATGTGCGGGGTGATGCCCTCACCGTTGGCAGCCCTGGCCGAGCGAGCGATGGCCTTCAGCTTGGACACGGTGGCACGGTCGAGGGTTTCAGCTGCGGTGATCGCGTTCAGCGCCGTGGCGTGGGTCGCGTTGTAGTTGCTTGCCAGTCGGCCGAACAGCACGCGGTCCGAGTTCGCCACAGTCCACGCATTCTTCTGGGCGGCGCTGGCAGTGCTGTATGCGGTGCCATTGATGCTCCCGAGGGCGGTCGTGATCGCGTTGCGCAGGATGCGCGCGGCCTTCACCTTCAGGGCCGAACGGCCGGCGTCGCGGATGTCGAACGGGCTGGCCTGCTCTTCCAGAACAGTCACATCGGTTGCGGCACGCGAAATCTTGATGGCAATCGGGTGGCCTTCGTTCGGCAGGGCCTCCTCATTGCCAACCAGCGGCGTGCTGCCGTCGTTGTCCTGATCGTTCAGGGCGCCCAGCAGGTTGATGGTGATGGTGTCGCCCTTCTTCTTCGTCAGATCGTTCTTGACCTGGAAGATGTCGGTCTCGGCGGAGCCCATGTAGCGCTTGTAGAGGCTGCCTCGGACGTACTCCTTGAAGAAGCCGTTATCCCACTGCTTGGCCCGTACTGCGGGGCTGATGGTAGTGCTTGCCATGTTGCTTGTACCTCGTTAGTTGAATAGGTCGGTGAAGACATCGTCGTCCTGCGGGGCGAACTGGCCTGCCGCATTCCGGGCTTGGGTCATGTCGGGAGGGATCTCGGCGTCAGCCTTGGCGCGCGCCTGCTCCTTGGCCTTCTGTTCGGCCTCGAACTTGGCGCGGACTTCGGCTTCGATCTCGGCGCGGTACTTGGCGGGGTCTTGCATCCGCTGGAATTCGGCCAGTTGTGCGCCGAGCTTGTAGGCGGCAAGCGCGGGGTTTGCGGCATTGAGGATCTGCGCCTCAATCGCCGGGTTGCCCTTCGCGGCCTCCAACACCAAGGCGAACTTCTCGTCGTAGTCCGGGTAGACCTCGCGGGCCTGCTCAGCCAATGCAGCATGGAAACGAGCGGTGGTCCGCTGCTCCATCGCCTGCACGTACTGGTCAGGGGCGTCGAAGAAGTCCGGGGCTGGCTGCTGCGGTGCGGCCTGCTGCGCCGCCCTAAGCTCTGCCAACTCCTTCTCCAGCGCCTGTCGCTTATCCCTCTCCGCTTTCATCGCGGCATACGGGACGGCCTGCTCCTCTTTGGGCTCCGGGGTCGTCGTCACCTCGGGGGCCGGGGTCTCCGGCGGTTTCTCGACCGTTTCGACCTCTGCGGCAGGCTGCTCCGGCTCCGGGGTCTCCGGCGTTTCCGGCGCGGCCAACTGCTCAGTCATGTCATCAAGGAAGTCGTTACCGTTGTCGCTCATGCTCTTCTGCTCCATCGACCGTACGTCGTCGTCACGCTCGACCGTTCGCCGTCGTCACGTGCCACAAGGGCGATTACTGCCCAACAAAAACCCCGCTCGGTGGCGGGGCTTGGTCGGGAATCTGTTGGGTGCTGGCGTCGCCCTGCCACCCATCAGGGATGTCAGGAGGAATGGCCCCAAGCACCTTGATACGGTCGGTGACCGCCTTGTACCGCTCGATCTGCAACTTCAGCATCTCGCCGGCCTTGTCACTCTGGGCCTGCTGCAGCTGCTGCTGGGCCTCTTGCAGCGCCTGCTGCATCTCCTGCATCTGCTGTTGGACCTGCGGCGGGATGCCGCCCTGTTCCATCTGCTCAAGGATTTGATCCTTGTTGCGCAGGCTGGAGGCCTCGATGATCGCCTTGGTCGGGATAGCTGCCGGGTCGGCCTTCTTCAGCTCGACCAGCTGCTCGTACTGCTCCGACTGGATCGTCACGCTATCCGGGCCGTCCTCAAGGATGAGGTCGATGTCCAACTCGGCTAGCTGGTTCTGCGTGGCAACGACCTGCTGCATCATCGGGTCCGCCTGAAGCTGCTGAAGCTCCTCAGGCGACAGGGGCTGACCGGCCTGCTCAGCCTCCTGAGCCGCCTTCTCCCACGCACGCAGCGGCTTGTTGATCGACACCCAGCGCAGGTTGCGCTCGTCGTCAGTGACGCGGATCCAGCGCTCCTCCGTCCAATACTGGCGGATTCGATACCAAACCTGCCGATAAACCTCCCAGCTCATCATGCGGAGGGCTTCGAACATGCCAGACATTTCGGCCAAGCCAGACGTAAGCATCATCTCCTGGGCGCGTCCGCTCGGGGCACTGGCGTCTCCCTCGATGGCAGGGTTCACGCCGCTTGCGTCAATCTCGGCCTTGGCCTCCTGCAGGAGTGCCATCTGGCCCTGAGCCAGCGCCAAGCCGTCCACGATGTCGAACCGCATCCCGGGGCGCACCTTGATGGCGCCATCCGGGCGAGCAACCTCTCGCCTCATCGCCTCCAGGTCTTCAACCGACCCTTCTTCGTAGATGACCTGCTTGCTGTTCAGAAGGTGCAGGGACTTGGACTTCCGCTTATTGATCTCATCCTGAGGGGAGATCATCCGCCGCACTACGCCATAGCGCCGGTTCTCACGGTCGATGTAGGCCGAGGTGGCGACGATGGCGCACTGCGGTACGCCGTTCTCGTCCACATAGGGCGAAACCTGCGGATCGCGGAGGTATCCACCCTTACAGAAGATGGCCGTATGCCACTGGCCTTCGTGCATGAACCAATGCTGCAGCACGCGGATACGCTTGCGCTTGGAGTCCCCCCACTGGACCTTGGGACGGTCGCCGTAGGTCTCCGACTCGATCCCCGGGGAGTAGCAGCCTGAGATCGCGTCTTCCTTCCCCTTGAACTCCCGCAGCGCATCTGACTCATCCATCCAGATGGTGATGCCCTTGAACTTGGCATCGCTGAAGTCACGGCGGCGGCTGCATGGGTCGCGATAGAACCGATCCCACGGGATGTCCGTGATTGAGACCTGACGCTCTCCACCAACCACTCGCATGGCGATTGACACCGCCCCGATGCCTTCAACGAACAGGCAGTCAGCCGCCGATGAGCGGACCAAGCTGTACTTGTTCTCGTCGCAGACGAACCGGATGGCGTCAGTGGCCGACTGCGCCTCCTCTTCATGCTTCGGGGTGCGCGGATAGGCGCGCGGGTCAGTCCGCATCCGACGCTCATGCCCCAGCAGGGCATCCACCTTAGGTGCGATGCGGTTGCTGACCACGGCGGGCTGCTTTCGTAGGCTCAGCGCCTGCAGCTCTTCATCGCTAAGCTGCTTTCCGTCGTAGTAATCGCGGTCGCGCTCGGAAAGCTCCCGCTCGTCTCGCGTCTCCTGCTCTGCCTGCTCGAACTGGTCGATCAGGACAGACAGGTCCACCGACACCGGCTTGGAAGCGGTGCTGTCATCCAAAGTAGCGTCGGTCATGCTGTCTTCCAGTTATCGCCGGTTTCGGCGTCTATGTCGTAGTCGCGCCGCTTGCGCTTCTTGGCTTCAGATGCCACCCCGCCTGGGAGGACGGGCCACTCGAAAGCCACCATGTAGCCAATGGCCGTGGTGATGTGCTGGTACTGGTTCTTTTGGTCCTCTTGGAACGAGGAGCCCTCTTGTAGCTGCACCGTCGCCATGCCCTTGTGGCACCACGGGGCAGTCTTCGGGTTGACGTACAGCGAGACCCGCCCAGCAGCATTGCGAACCTTGGCGCGGACCGCGTTCTGCCGGTCCTTGATTGCCGGGGCCGCACCGGGAACAAGCCGTGTGACCTCCCAGCGGTTGTCGCGCAACACCTGCTCCATCTCGGTGTAGTTCGACTGCTGGCCGTGCTTCTCGCCCGCCTTGCCCGCCGGATCGCCGTAGATCAGCACCTCACGGTTGTCGTGGTTCTTGTACTTCTCCACGAACTCAAGGGCTGACTGCCGCGCCACGGCGCTTGTCAGGACGATCTCGTCAAGCGCATACACACTGTCGCCGCGCCGGACGCAGACCGCCGATGACAGCGGGGTGTAGTTGAAGTCGTGGCACCACATCAACTGCTCACGCGGCTGAATCAGCTCGTCAGTCTGATTCTCAATGCCGTACTCCTCGTAGATCCTACCGCTGGCTGTCTCAAAGCTGGCCTCGAACTCCTGCCTGAACTGCTTTGAAGACATCGCCCGCTTCATGGACTCCATGACATCGGGCGGAAGGATCTCGGCGGACCTCCAGTGAAACACCTGGAAGTTCGGGTCGGCCCCTGTCTCTGCTGCTTGGCAGAGGTCGTAGTAGTGATTCAGGCCATCGGGAACGCCCAGCAGCCAACACCACGCCCGGTAGTCAGGGTCCAGCGGGTTTACCGTGTTCAGCGCGGGCAGGATGTTGGCCTCCCACGCACTGGACTTCACATCCGCGAACTCATCGATCCCGCCACCCTTCCACGGGATGCCCTCAATGCGCTGCGGCTTGTCCAGCCCGATCACATGGATCTCACTGCCGTTGGGCAAGTAGATGATCCGGTCAGACTCGGACGGCCGGCGGGGGTGCATCGCCGACAGGGTGAAGGCCTTCAGGTCGTCCCAGAAAATCTTCTTGGCTTGATCGTGCGTAGGCGCAGCAGCGAAGTACGGCCCCGGGACTCGGTTGGCCTGCTTCACCAAGAAGCGCTTGAACCGCTCAGTCTTGCCAGAGCGCCGGCCCGCGGGGACCAGGGGGAACCGGACGCCCGAAGGCACCGCGTCCACAAGCGCAAGCTGTACTGGATGATCCTTCAGTGCATACCAGCGGGCCAGCTGCCTATCGAGCAGCAGGTTGCCAGTAGTCATCCGGGAAGCCCTTCGATCAACCGCTGCAGGAGCTTGCTGGTGTCGTCGCCCTGCTTCTCGTCCTTCTCTAGCAGCCCCGCAAGCTTCGCCTTGCCAAGCGTAGCCTGCACCATTGCGCCGCCCTGCTCTCTCCCCTTGGCAACAACCCGGGCCTCCTCCAGCTCCCTCAGGAGCGAGTCAACCGTTACCCCGTGCTGGGCCTCGACGTTCTGTCGCAGCTCAGTAAGCCTTGCGGTGACCTTGGGGTTACCCATCAGCTCATTGGCTGAGCGGTGGACAGTCTCCGGCTTCATGTTCTCGGCGTCGTAGCTGAGCCGATAGGCCTCACTGGCGTTGCCGGTCTCTATGTACCTGAGGCAGAACGCCTCCTGCTTGGGCGTTAGCATTGCCCCTCCTAGTTCGCGCTAGGCCGCAACCTCAAGCGTGCCCCGGTGTAACAGCTCGCCCTTGTCGGCGCGCCGGATGATGATTCTGTAAAGGCCCAGACCGAGGCCCTTGGCCTGTTCGGTGGTGATGCCCCACTGAACCTTGCCTTGGGCGTCGCCAGTTGCTGGAACAGTCAGCCAGGGGTGGCATCTTCCATACCCCCTGACCACGACCTCCAGCTCGACGCCATCCAGGTCGGCTCTGCCATCCACGCTCCTGATCCAGGTCATGAAGTCCGCATCAGCGGCTTGGCTGGCCGTATAGGTCCGCTCGTTCGGCTCGATCACTTCCTATCCTCCAGCACTACCGCTTGGCAGGCCCTGAGCTGGTCGTCGGCGCCCCGGGCGATACGAATAGCAGCTGCCGCAATCTGCTCTCTGCTGTCGGCTCCCGCATCACGTTGGCTGGCGGTGGCGGCAGTACTGGACAGGCGGCTGGTTTCACAGCTCGCGAGTTCGTCGCGCAGCCGGTAGTTGCCAGCGCGCAGGTCAGCCACAACAGTGTCAGCCACGCCTTCAGCGGCTTGCCGGTCCAGTTCATGCCTCTCTCCGATCTCGGCCAGTGCCGCTGACTTGTTCTGCTCTACTGCCCGGGCCTGCTCGACTGCTTTGGTCTCTGCCTTGGACTGCCTCAGCTCTGCCCGAGTCTCGCGGACCTCTGCCCTGTCGCCCTTCCACTGCCAACCGGCAAGGAAGGCGAAGAACAGGCTGGTCAGCCACGCAACGGCGACGATCTGCGCCTTGCTCAGCACCGCGGCCCACCACTGGTGGAGATGCCCGGGCCCATCGCGCGCATTAGGTCCCGCTGCAGATCGGGGACGGCTCGATCAGGAATGAACTGCGGCGTCTTCTTGTCAAACACCAGCGCCAGATGCTCGCGGATCGACTGCCACTGCTCAGGGCTAGGCGGGATTGCGTTCAGCTCGGCGAAGCCCTGCATCCAGTAGGCGAATTGTTCTGGGGTCATTTGAAGGTCTCGATCAGGTCGCGGTCGGGGTGACGGTAGGCGAGCCAATCAGGTGCACGCACGAATTTCCCGTTCTGCTTTAGCTGCACGTGGGTATCAAACTGCGGCACGTGCTTGAACGTGAGGTCGAACTCCTGCAGCAACTCGGCCATCCTCGCCTGCCACTCATCTGGCATTTCATGCATCAGCACGCGAGGCAGCGTCACCCAACTGGCGTAGCTCAGGCCGAAGTAGTCCCACAGGGCGTCGTAGCCGGGACGCGGCAGCGCGGCGGGGATCTGGGCGCGGGTCATTGGAAGGATGCCCATACGCCCACCCACGTAAGCAGGATAAGGACGATCCCCTCTACCGGGATATCAAGCACTGCCTCCACAAAATCCATGATGAACTTCATCGCTTCACCCTGTGACCGTATGTAGCCACGGCTTCACCAGCTCCCAAAGCCATGGAACCGCCCAGAACAGGAGTGCGAACAATGCCGCTCCAGCCAACGCAGCTACCACCAGCATTGCGGTGAAGGCTCCATCAATTCCGCTGCCGTACATCTCAAACCTCCACGCCCACAAGGGCCGATGTGTTCACTCCGCCAGCTCATATGTAGCAGCGAAGATGTCTGGCTTGCAGGGGTAGTGTTCGCCCTGCACACCGGTGATGATCCAGTCGCCGGGACTGACCGTCATGGCACCCTCCAGTGTCTGGATATAGACCCTTCCGCAGTTACTACATCCACAGCGAGGCCTGCGGGCAGGCAGGCCCTTATTGAACTCTTCGCATGAGCAGCGGCGCAGCGCCGGATGCTCACAGGGGTATTGCATGGCCTCAACAACAACAGGCTTCTTGCGGTACTTAGCCATCACTGCGGCACCTCGATGTTGTGCTTCTTCAGCTCGAACTCCATGCGCATGATCCGCATCTTCAGTTCGTAGACCTTCGACTCAGCGTCCCGGCGGGCCTTGCGCTCGTCATCAAGCCCGGTCTCCAGCGTCACCAGCCGTGCCTCTTGGGCTGCGATGCGCTCACCAAGCTGACCCACCAAGGCGTCGTAGGACTTCCCCTCGGTGCTGATGAACTTGTCCCAGAGGAACTTGCCGACCAGCGCCGCCCCAGCTGCTGCACCAGCCCAAAGGCCGTTTGACGTCTCCATCACTGGGTCGCCTCCCACGCCTGAGCGTAGAGGACATCCCATGTCTGCCGGTGCGGCTTCCCCGGACGCCAGTTGCGGATGTAGTAGTCCCACGCCGCGGCGACGTAGCCCGGTGCCGGGAGCGGACGCGGATCGGTGTAGAGCAGCAGTCGCGCAAAGGCGCAGGCCAGAAGGTCGTCCTTCTCCAGCGCCGGGTAGACGGCTGATTCAGTCGGATCAACGCCCCGCTCCCGACACACGTCGATAGCGATCCACTTGGTTGCCTGATGGGTAAGCACGCCACGGACGCCGCCGCCCTTCTCGAACTGCCAGAATCCGCGAGCCGGACCACCGATCTGGCGGCGATGCTCAAAGCGTGATTCCTGCAGCCCGATGGCAAGCAGCATCAGCCGCGCCTTGTCCGAATCCATCTTCGTCGGCAGCAAAGCAAGCCCGGGGCCGACTACCCGGTTAACGATGTAGTCGAGATCCGACACTCTGGCCCCCTGTGGGCGGTCTGTTACGGGAGTTCGATTCCCATGATTTCGGTGCCCAGCTGGAGCCGCATGTCTCCGATGTCTGGGCTGTAGTAGTCGCAGGCGTACTCGCCATCACGCATCTGGGCCAGAACGAACAGGCCCTTCACTTCGCCGCGCAGCACCTGTTCGCGCAGGCCCTCCACGATGCCCAGCACTTCCGGGTTGGGCTTCATTCCAAGTGGCTCCAGTCTCGGGCCGGGTAGCGCCTGCGCATGTATGCCGGCAGCTCCTCACCCGTGTACTCGCGGCACAGCCAGCGCAGCGTCAGGAACATGGGCTCGAAGTCCCCATCCCGCACGTCATGCAGCACAGCCACACCGCGCCATTCGTTCGCACCCTGAGGCCCTCGGTACAGCTCGGTCCCGAGATAGCAGGAGCCGACAACCAGGCCGTGAATCGTCTTGCCGTTCGCCAGCGGGCGGTCGCCGTATCGCTTGCCCTGTTCATGCCCCTGCACGAACGAGAACCCCAGCTTGTTGAGCCGGTTGTCGATCGTTCCACCGATGGGGCGGGGGCTATGTGCCGTCTTCCAGTAGTGGCAGTACCAAACGCCGTCCACCTGAACCGGCTGCTCAAACTTGTACCGCTCCCAGCCGAAGGTCTCCACGTCCAGCAGATGCGTACCGACTACACCCTCAAACCGGGCGTCGTTGATTGCCAGCCGGGCGGCCCGGTGTTCGTGGTTGCCCTCGGTGAAGATCCAGCGAGGGTTCCACTGCTTCTTCTTGTTGTCCTTGAGCCGCTTGATCTCTTTCCAGATCGGGGCCGTCAGCCGGGCCATTGCCTCGCGGCCCGCCTCGATGTCAGCCAGTAACCTGGAATTCTCCTTCTCCACCCCGCCGGGGGCGCTATAGCTCGACATACTGGGCAAGTCCCAGAAATCGCCGATGCAGACGATGACATCGGGCTTGCGCCGGATGATGTCCGCAGCGATCCAGTCGAGATGGTCTGTAGCGTCCCCCGGCCTGACTTGGACATCAGGGATGACGTAGTGCCTACGGGGCTGCATCGGTCACCACCGGGGCGGGCTGAAAGGCAGCCTCATTGATCTCCAGCAGCACGTCGGTCGCACGCTGCGCCGCAGCCTGACTCTCAAAATGGCGGCTCACGACGTAGCCACCGGCCACGCGCTCTACGTTGACCGATGACATGCTTACCTCTGATGTGGCGAACGGGGCAGGACTTGAACCTGCAACCACCGACTTTGGAGGACGGCGCTCTCCCGATTGAGCTACCCGAACGCAATTAGGACCGGCAGTGGGATTCGAACCCATTTATCCTCCCTAATCGAACGGGCCACTCACGATGTGCCCAACCATGGGCTGCCGGCATAAGCCATAACGCGAAAGCCCCGGCTGTCCGGGGCATGAGTCGCGCGCGATGATAGAAATCTAGGCCTCAAAGTATGGAGCGGGCAACTCCATATCAGGCAGCCTCCCGCCTCAGGGCTTGCGCCAATGCCCGTGCGGCCTCCTGCTCTGCCTCAACCATCTGATCCATCACCCACTGATAGACCACCTTCCAGCGCTTCGGGTAGTCCGATGGGTCAACGTCGATGGCAATGGCGCGGCGGCGATCAGGGGTAAGCACCTGCCCCTCATCGTCCACCACCGGATAGGCGCAAACGATCTCATTGACGATAGCCCGGGCAATCAACGGCAGGCGCTCCATCGTGTTCTTCGGCCAACAGGCCTTACGTACCTCGGCCAACCGCATCTGTGCGCGCTGCACCTCTGTCCGCTGCTCGGCAGTACACGCCCGCCCACCCCACATAATGGCGGCCTCAGCCAGCTGCACGTCCAAGTGGGCCTCGATCATCCGTTTGTTCTGGCGGGCAAGCTCAACACCCACCAGGGCGACGACCGCATCACGAAGGCCATGCCGGCGAGTGGCAGCACCTGCCGGCCACCAGCAGGCCTCCAGCACCTCGCGGCCCAGCCCAGCCGGCACCATCCCCAGCGCCCCGGCAATGTCGATGTTGGTCAGCTCTGGCGTGCCGCCGCCCCGGCCCACGTCGAAGCGGACGTTGGTCGGGTTCAGCCTTGCCAGCATTTCGCGGGGGTCAGTCATTGATCTACTCCTGATTCAACCCAATCTATCAAGTCGAAGAACGCCTCAATCAGCAGCTCTACCAACCATCCAAAGGCCCCAATGGCAGCCGTTGGCAGGATGATTGGCAGCGCGATCCACCAGCGCCAGTTCTTCACAGTGCGATTCAGTCGATGTCCCACCTCACACCCCCTCGTTAGCGGCGGCGCCGCCATGTTCGCGTACCAGAAGAGAGAAGCCTTCCAGTCCCACGTCTGCCGTGTATCGGAATGCATCGCGCCAGTCGCAGCCGGTACGCCATGCCTCGTTAAGCGGGACGATGAACCGCCACCTCTCGTACTGCCCACGGTTCGGCAGACGGTACGCAAGGCACGGGACAGCGCCCCGGGCCAACGCAGCTACCCTCGCCTGCTCCCACCACTTGCCAAGCTCCAAGCGGGCGCAGTTCTTGACCTCAACCAGGTATGGGCCGATCAGCTGCTCGATGTCCCCATGCTGGGCCTGCTGGTACTGCTTCAGGTTCCGACCGGCCTCAACCCCGAGGAAGTCGCGTAGCAGGCCGCACAGCTCCCGCTCAGCGGTTGCGCCCTTGCGCCGGCTGTATGCCCCGCTCATCCCAGCACCTCCCCGCCACCCGGCAGCGCGAACACCAGCCGCCCTTCCCGTCGCATCGCCACGGGCGGCAGATAGTTGCGGTTGATGTCCGCTGTCTTGATCTTCCCATCAGCCTCGGTCTGCAGCTTAACCGGGGCGCGCAGCGTGCCGGCGTCAGTCACGACGAGCATGTGGGGGATATAGCCTTCGTTTGTCAGTGTTGCGCTCATTTCGCACCCTTTACGTCTAGCAGCCCGTGGTCATGCCACCATCGCAGCGTCCGGACCGTTGCCCGGAAGGCGTAGAACAGCCAGTCCGGGGAGCCGCGCTGAATGCCGTGCGTTGTCCCGTTGGAATCCATCGCCGTGTGACACGGGCCGCAAGCGAACCCGGCACACAGGTCATCCGGCTTCTGCGCCCCGCCAGCGTTCCCGCTGAACCGCCAGTGGGCCAGCATGCAGCCCGCCGTCTTGGACTCGGTTGAGTCGCCGCAGATGCCCGGCAGCTCAACCATGCAATGCGCATCGTGGTGGCCCGCCGACTCCCGCAGCTTCTTGGAGATGATGGACATCACGCCACCGCCTTGTATTCGCTGTTCGGGTCAGGAATGAACACGCCAGCCTGAGCCGCCGTGCGCTGCACGTGCTCCACGAAGTCCCAGAACGCCCGGTCGTCCAGCTTGTCGGCGTTGCCGTGCTCGTCGCGGGTCGTGGTGCGGAACGGCTTCTGCTCAGTGCGCCCGCCAGGGAGCTTCCGAGTCACCCAGCCGAAGTGCTCGCCGCACATCCACTCGTGGATCTCCTCGGCACTGAACCCCATCTGGGGAGCCATGACCGCATAGGCCACGCCGAACAGGTAGCGGTTCTGGGGGTCGGTGCGCTCCGGCCGGGCAACGCTGACTTTCACATTCACCGGCTTTCCGGGGTGCGCGCCGAGCAGGAACCGAAGCACCTGCTCCACCATGCGCTCCCTGCCCTTCGGCGGGAGGGTTATGACGTTGTGGGTCATGACTCCCTCCCGGTGGGCGGATCATTCCGCGTAAGGAATGCAACCCCAACAAGCATCATCGGGAGCGTAACCGGCCAGATCGCGCATAGAACGATGCACTGACCGATGCGGAATCGGCGGCGTCCTGCGTAGCAAGTAATGCAATCTGCATACAGCATCGCCACTAGAACGACTGCGTAGACGATCATCCAGCTCATACCCCACCCTCCGAGCGGGCTTCATCAATCATTGAGTCCCACATATCACCCGGCATATTTCCTATGCATTCACTAGGGTGACCTTCTGGAAGATCACGCAGCCACCGATACCGCTCCGCATCAGCCACAGCCGCGTCCCGCTCTGCCTCAGCTTTCTCTGCTCGCTTCTTCCACTCCCAGCCAGCCTTAGAGTCTGCTGCGGCCAGTGCATCATCCCGCTCTGCCGTCAGGCGGCCCATCTCGGCGAGTGCTGCATGGGTTGCACCCACGCACTGACGCTCAAAGTTCTTGCATCGGGGGATATCTCCATTGAAAGCAGATATCGCCGCCGCGTCGTAAATCCCGCAGTCGCAACCACCACAAGGCATATCCCACGCCACCGGCTTGATCTCGTTCTCGCTCATGTCAGTAACTCCCATCGCAAAGAACTCGCACGCCGCCAACAAACTCGATCATTGCCTCTGGCCTGACCGTCTGCTCAAGGCCTCGTTCACGAAGCACAAGGCCAAGAAGCTCCGCCGCTGCTTCGGCACTTTCCTCAGCGACAACGGCAGCACAGCCAACCGGCCAATGCCCAGCGAACTCACTGCAAGTCCAGTACTTCATCGCCTCATCTCCCTATCCCGTTCGTTCCAGCCAGCGCGCCACTTCCGGCGCTCGTCTGCTGCTTCTGTTGTGATTCCGTAGCCGGGGCACGTGTTGATGCCGCGACCTGCTTCTCTGGCCCAGCGGCCGAACTGCCTTGCGTCGATGCGCTCACTGCTCAAAACCCATCGCCTCGCCCCAGATCAGCGAAGCGCATCGTTTCGCCCAGGAACGCGACCTTCTTGAACCCCGTAGGCCCGTGCCGGTTCTTCTCGATCAGGATTTCGGCGATGCCCTTGTCCGGCGATTCGTGGTTGTAGACCTCATCCCGGTAGAGCATCAGGATCTGGTCCGCTTCACGTGTCAGCTCGTCGCTGTTCGCCAGATCACCTGCCGTGGGGCGCTTGTCGCCAACGCGCTGATCCACGCCCTTCACCACCTGAGCCAGCGATACAACCGGGATGTTTAGATCACGTGCCAAGTTCTTCAGGCCGCGCGCCACTTCTGAAACCTCAGTGATGCGGTCCGCCTTCGGCACCCGAATGCGCTGGGCGTAGTCGATGAACAGTATTCCGATGTCGTGTGTGTGCTTCCACTTGCGGGCGATGCAAATCAGCTCGTCCAACGTCACCGCAGAACGGTCGTAGATCCACATATCGCGCTGGATGGCCTTGGCGATTCCCGACTGCAGCGCCGCCCAATCCTCGTCGTCCACCTTGCCGGCTCTCAGCCTGGAAGCCGCGACGCTCGAGACCATGGACAGACGGCGCAGCGCCAACTGCACAGCAGGCTGCTCAGCGGAGATCACCCCGGGACGCTTGCCAGCGTTTGCCGAAGCTTCCACAAGGCCGCCTAGGAACGCCGTCTTGCCCATCGCGGGGCGCCCGCCTACCACCGTCAAGTCGGAGTCGTGGAAGCCGCCCAGAATCTCATCGAGAGCGTACAGGCCAGTGGTGATGCCCGGGAGCTTGCCCCCGTTCGCGTGAGCCTCCTCGACAACCCGCCACGCCTGATGCATTGCCTGCTTGCCGGTGAACTCGCAGTCCGTGACAGTCGCGCTCAGGGCCATCAACCGGGAGACTGCGGCATCCACCGCGTCCGCCTCGCCGGCCTTCGCGCCCTGCACCAGCTCCAAACCGATCTGCACAGCCTCGCGCCTGCGCCAGTTCTCGCGGACGATCTCGGCGTACGCCATGACCTGCGAGACGCCCGGCGTGTTGCGGGCAAGGTCCACGGCGTCATCGAACAGGCCGGCGTCCACTTCACCCACGGTCACCGCGTCTGCTGGCTCGCCCGCCAACACCCGGTCACGGATGATCGAGTACAGCCGGGCGCGCTTCGGGCTGGTGAAGTGCTCGGCGGACAGCAGCGGGGCGACATCGTGCAGGCGGTCGTTTGCCAGCAGCAGGCCACCAAGAACCGCGTCTTCGGCGAAGGCTGGGGTCACTCGGCTCACAGCGCCCTCCTTCCGCCACCCGGCGCTTGAGGGGCCGTCACGGCGGCTACGCTTGCCACAACCGGGGCGTTACCCAGCCACTTCGCCAGAAAGCTCATCACGCCGCGACGCGTTTTCCGCTTCGCAGGGTTGGCGATACACCACAGCCTGGCTTTGCGCAGCTCGCCGACCACATCCACCCGAGGGTGGGCCGACCGCATTACCGCCAGCTCGGCCTCAGTCACGGCGTACTCGCTGCCGTCGTTCAGCGGCAGGGTGATCGCATCAAGAATTTCCTGCTCAACAACAGGAATAGGAATAGGAGTAGGAATAGGAGAGTTTCCTAACGGTTTCGAAACCGTTTCGGAAACTCCGCACGCAGCGAGGATTTCATCCTTGAACAGCAGGTCAGCAGGCAGAGCATGGCCCAACTTGGCAATGGCCTTCTGCTGGTTAGGGTTGTCCGGCTTGTTCCACTTGGTGAACTTGACGATCCAGACAATCTTGGTCGCCTTGTCATACTTGATGAAACCCACAGCCGAAAGGGTTTCCAAACCGTTCTGGAACCGTTCCGCGCTCCAGCCCAAATCCTCGCAAGCGTAGGCGTCTGGCAGGCGGAAGGCACCCAGCATCGTGGTGTGTTGACTGGTGATCAGGTAGATCGCCAGCAGCCGAGCATCGGAGTCCAAGTCAGACATGGTCTGACTAGCCCAGAAGCTGACATGAATTTTCCCGTAGTCGCGCATCAGCGAACTCCAAGGTCAAACTGTGGACTCGGCTGGCGGCGCATCTCTGCCTTGTGCATCTCTGCGGCACGCTGGCTGTCATAGACGGCCTTCTCCGCAGCAGTCATTGCAGGACTATTGAGGGCCTCCAAACAGGCCGCGCAACGCGCCTCAGGGGCATTCCTGTTCCAGCGGTCAATGCAGATGGCAATGGATGCCTCAATGGTGTCCACGGGCCAGCTCCAGGTTGCACCTCAGGCAGTTCACAGAGCCGAACTGCCGTGGCATCTCCTCGCAGTGCACGCAGGCCAGAACCACCCGGCGCGGCTCAACAGGGCGAGCCAGCACTCGGGCGATGGCTTCCTGCCGCTGGGCTTCTTCCAGGTCGCTTGCTCGGTCGAATTCGTCAGCCATTTGGGCTACCTCTTTCTGGGACTTTTCAGGGCCTGAAACTGCAGAACAGCCCCTCGCTTGGTTGGAATCTTGTAGCGCCGAGCCAACTCATCTCTCGACAACTGCATGTGCGCTTCTTCTTCATCCTTCAGCCCATGCGCCTCTGCATAGCGCTTGAGGCGCCTCATCTCGTCACGGGTGAAGCGCGTATCTGGCGGCATAGGCCCTCCTCGGGCACTCGTTTGGCCCTTCAAGCTGCATCGAGTGCGTGGGAGGATTTCTCCCAGGTAGCCAAGGCGGCGAGCGTCAGCTCACGCTGAAGAACTGCAACTTGCATCCCGTTGAATTGCGCTACAGCGCGTAGGAGTTCGTTCTCCGCATCGTTGTATCGGGACTTAACTGCGTTATCTCGGATGTGGGTCGGATCGGCGTACATGGATCAATCCATTGAGGTGTCAGTGATGGTTGTTGCTACAACTGCGACAAATGTCGTTTCTCTAATCCGCTACGAAGGCGGTGTTTACGCAGTCCGCTGGAATGGCGAGCGCCATGTCGTGCGGCTTCTTCGTGGGGGCTGATATGGCTATCATTGGCAGCGCGGAATCGCCCGCACCGTTCAAGGAATGTCGCTGTGGCAAAGAACGAGAAAACCAGCTCCAAGGTCGCTACAACCGCATCGAAGCTGTTGAGCAACCCGAAGTCGTCCAAGGCTGTGAAGTCCGTTGCCGCGTCTGCTCTTACGCAGGCCGCGGACAAGGGCAAGAAGAAGTAGCCCTGAGTCATGCCAAGGCCCTCAGCGATACGAGGGCCTTGGTCGGGATCGTCATCGACCCACTGCGCTGGGGGCTTTCCTCGTCCGTCCAGTGCCCCGCAATCGTCACGGCACCGGTGCTCTTGCAGATCAGCCGGCCAGCTGAGAAGCACCGGAGCGATTCGACCGACTCCGGCTCGTCCCGGGTCCAGCCATCGCTGCGGCTGGAGTCCAGCCACTCGGCCAACACGATCTGCCCGACAAGAGCCGAACTAACGCGCATCTCAGCTCCCCCTCTTGCGGCGGGCCGGGGCTGGGGCTTGTCCAAACAGGTCGGGCCTAAGGATCTGGAGCTGCCATTGGCGAGCCTTGGGGATAGCCGAATCAGCACCCCACTGGCCGACAGCCCAGCGCCCGATCCCAAGAAGAGATGCGAGACCCGCGTCCGTTTCGATGTTCAGAGCGGCCTTAACCGCCGACTTGGTCATGTCCATGGAAGCTAAGTCTAGTTGTCTAGACTCTATTGTCAAGCGCTCTAGCCTGAATTCAGCCTACTTTTCTAGTTCTATGGACACGATGGCTGAACGCGTTAAGCGCGCACTAGAGATCCGGGGCATGACCCCGACCGACCTGATCAACCGAAAGGTGCTCAGTAAGGCCGGCATCTACTTCATCCTCGATGGCACGACCAAGTCAGAGAAGATCCGGGCAACGACACTGGACAAGCTCAGTCGAGCCTTGGGGGTCAATGCAGAGTGGATCCAGCATGGGCGCGGCCCAATGGAAGGGTCCCTGCAGATCTCGGAGGGAGACTGGGATGATGTGAAAGGCTACTCCCAGGCAGTTGGCCTCGGTGGTGGCCCTGAGGCATCCGAGTACGCCGAGACCCACAAGCTGAAGTTCAAGGCGTCCTCGTTGGCAAGGAAGAGGCTCCGCGCGAATGCCTTGGCCGTCATGTACGGATCGGGGGACTCCATGTACCCACGGATACACTCTGGCGACGCCATCCTCTTTGATACGTCTGACACTAGGCCGAGAGATGGAGCCTTGTTCGTGATCCTTGTTCCCGGCGCTCACAACAATGAGTACCAGGTCAAGCGATGTGAGCAACTAGACGACATCGTCTATTTCAAAGCAGACAACCCAACTGGCGACCATAACTGGAAGAAGGCCAAGCGCATGGACGACAAGCGGCACCCAATTCAGATCATTGGCCGGGTCCGCTGGATAGGCAGTTGGGAGGACTAATGCAGGCCTACATCAAGATACAGGTTTCCTCCGTTGACCTCCATGTCAACCACTCCGCCGAGTCCTCGGGAGCAACGCTACTCGTGAAGGGGCGGCTGGCGCGCGGAACCACCATTAGGACCAAGGGGGATCGTGATCTTTCTTCAGCCCCATGGTCCTTCCTGATAGTGCCAATGGGGTCCATTTCGGCGGCCGCCAAGGAGAGCGGTGGAGTAGGACTCTGCTCGTTTTTGGACGACTTCGATGATCCTGACTACGGATATGAAGCCTCCTTCGATGGGCATATTGGGATGGATGCTGCTGAGCAGCAGGCCCTTATTTCGGCATGGCTCGCCGGCAAGCGCTTCTCCCGCATGACTGTTGCAGTCGAAGGGCTGGAATACGGTTGGGAGCCAGACGGAAGCAGCAAGGTGTGGGATGAGAAGAGCCCGCACAGAACTGTTGCCGGCTCCAGCTTTGAGATACTAGACCCAGCTCCCGCGAAGCCCGATCAAGATGAACCCGTCACTCATGCAGCCGATCCTGCACTGACCCCGCGCGACCTAGATCCCCTCTTCAAGCAACTCAAAGAGTTGTCATCTACTGCCCTATTCATCCTTGGGGCAGTCGTGGTAGGGCTCGGCATCGTGATCTTCCGATAAGCTGAACAGAACAAAGAACGTTCATAAAAAGCTGCGTCTAGTTTGTCTAGAGCCCTTGACTGCATAGTCTAGTTCGCTAGACTTATATCCATCGCCTCACCCCGAGGCCGAGGGATGCAGAGATGAACCTAGTAGCCCGCAACGAGCAGCAACGGTCCGCCCAGCTGGCATACGACCACCTGCTGCCGAAGTTCTCCGAAGTCAACGAAACCGCCCTGGACAAGCTCCGCGCCATGCCGCTGCTGCTGAGCGAGGCGCTGACGAATCAGGCTGATGACTTCTTCGCACTGATTGCCCCGCTACTGGACAGCCGCCGAGACACCGAGCTGGGCAACGCGCTGCGCAAGATGCGCGACGACTACGCCAATGAGCAGGTCGAGACCATCGCCGACGAGGCTGGCATCACGGTCAACCATGCGATTGCTCGGCTGCGGAGGGCGTTCGCATGAGCCGCCGCCTCAAATCGTTCCTGCAGACCTTCCCCTATACCGCCGAGTACACGCTGCTCTGCGACCTGTTCGGGATCTCTCTCATCGCAGCCGGCGTGTTCCTCGTGCCGCTGCGGCTTATTCAACTTGCTGGGGGTGTGTGATGAAGCCTGACTGGAAGGATGCCCCGGAGTGGGCGCAGTGGGTGGCTATGGATGGCGACGGCAAGTGGTTCTGGCATGCCGATAAGCCTGTCTGGATCGACTTCATGTGGCAAAGCAACGGCCAAGTGGCGAACGTCGCGTACCGGACTCTGGAGCGCCGCCCATGACCCCCAGCATCCCAACCGCCGCCGACATCGCAGCAGTGGTGTTCCCGCCGATCAAGGCACCTGACCCGCTGCAAGAACTGGAAGCCAACGAAGGCATCTGCGCACAGGAGAGTGAGGAATGAGCAGTCAAGAAGAGCTACTCGATGCTGTCAACGAGGCTACGAGCCAACGAGAGCGCGACATGGCGCTCGCTTTCCTCAGGGGCTGGCGACAGGGAGTCGAGGATGCTGGAAGCGGATGGAGCGGAGTCAGCGCCGACGTTCACTCCATGGCGAAGTACGGCGAAGACCGACCAATGTGCTGCGGCGTTCTGCTGGACTGGAAGCCAAAGGATGAAGCAGGGGCCCAGTCATGACCGCCATCCGCCGCTCCCTCGCCTACGTCCTCCTATTCGCATCGCTGGCACTTATGGCAAGCAGTTGGAGCGAACTGGCAGCTGCAGTCCTCTTGATCCTGATGGCGATCAACGGATTCAAGCTGGCCGACGCAATCGTGGCGCACGTTCGGACGCTGCGCAGGCAGCCGAAGCACGAGCCGCTGAGCAAGATCCCCGACTTCCCGGCGCAACCGAAGCGCGACGTTCGATAACCGTCTAGTCCACTCGCCGAAAAGGAGAGACCAATGAAAATCCGAGTCTATGTTTATGCCAACGTCAACAGCTTCCAGAGCGGATCCTCTGCATTCAAGCAGTATGTGATGGATCACGACGACCAGTCGCAACGTCGCGTCCTTGGCGAGCAGTGTCGCAATGCGTTCGAAGGCGGGCAGGTCATTGTGACTATGCCCGTCTAACCCTCCCCTAGCCCACTGTGCGTGGCGCATGTAACGCACAGATTCTGCCACCCGAAGGACTCCGCCCGTGTCGATGTACTGCGCCTATCCATGAGGCGGACGGCAGCGGTTGCCACGGGTCCACCGCAAAACGACGCGGCACGACGGGCGCGGCAGATGGCAGGCCGGAAAGACGGTCCGAGTTACCCATATTCCAGGAGAACGAGATGAGCGCACAGCTCTCAACCATTGGCAACGACAAGATCGACCTGATCAAGCGAACCATCGCTCGTGGCACTACTGATGACGAGCTGGCGATGTTCGTGGAGCAATGCAACCGGACTGGGCTCGACCCGTTCGCACGCCAGATCTACGCAGTGAAGCGGTGGGATAGCCGTGAACGGCGCGAGGTAATGGCGATCCAAGTCAGCATCGACGGGTTCCGCCTGATTGCCGAAAGGAGTGGCAAGTACGCCGGCCAACTCGGCCCGTGGTGGACTGCCGACGGCAAGGAGTGGGTTGACTGCTGGTTAAGCAGTGAGCCGCCGCAGGCAGCCAAGGTCGGCGTCATGCGCTCGGACTTCAAGGAGCCCCTGTATGCCGTTGCTCGCATGGACAGCTACCGTCAGGTCACCAAGGAAGGTCGACCTGCTGGCCTGTGGGGGAAGATGCCGGAACTCATGATTGCCAAGGTGGCTGAAGCACTGGCCTTGCGACGCGCCTTCCCGGCTGAGCTTTCCGGCTTGTACACCTCCGATGAGATGGCGCAGGCAACTCCGGCTGAGGTCATCGACGGCGAGGCCACGGAAGTTCTGGAAACGGACAACCGACAGATCGCTCAGGACTACCGCGCTACCAAATGCGCCGAGCTGTGCATCACCCATGCGGACAGCATCGTGGCCATCCAAGACGGGCTTGATTCCGGCGACTACGTGAAGGCTGCGGAAGCTTGGTACGAGCTGGACCAGGACACGATGCGCGGCCTGTGGGTTGCGCCCTCCAAGGGCGGCCCCTTCTCGACCAAGCAGCGCGAGATCATGAAGTCATCCGACTTCACCAAGTACCGACCCACCACTGAATCGGAGGCAGCGTAATCATGGCCCGTGGCATCAACAAAGTGATCCTCGTCGGAAACCTCGGCAACGATCCGGACACCAAGTACACGCAGGCTGGCATGGCGATTACCCGCTTCAGCCTTGCCACAACCTCAGTCCGCAAGGACAAGGACGGAAACCAGCAGGAGAAGACCGAGTGGCACCGGGTTGTCTTCTTCGGGAAGCTCGGCGAGATCGCTGGCGAGTATCTGCGCAAGGGTTCGCAGGTCTACGTCGAAGGCGAGCTGCGCTACGACAAGTACACCGGCCAGGATGGCGTGGAGAAGTACAGCACCGATATTGTCGCCAACGAGATGCAGATGCTTGGCGGTCGTCAGGAAGGCAACGGCGGCGTCTCGAACTCTAGCGCTCCTGCCCGGCAGCGTCCGGCGCGTGCGACTGACAACGTTGCAGGCGGCGACAGCTTCCCGCCGGATGACGATATCCCGTTCGTGACCCAGTTCGGTCACTTCTGATCTACGGGGCGGAATGCGCAGTGGTGATGCGCAGGTCCAGGTTCCGAGGGCGTGACTTTGAACTACGACGGCAAAGAAAGAACTGAGGTTTGAGCCCCAACGTCGCCCCATGCCGGGATCACCTCCGGCCCGCCCCACCCTTTAGGAGCAAGACATGAGCAAGATTGTCGCAATAGATCCCGATTCGGCATGGAATGCCGGCGAGTACAACCAGCCGCATGTCGGCGTGACCATCTCGCTAGATGACGGGCGGGCCGTACGGTTCGGAATCAGCGATGGCCAGTCGTGCTGCGAGGACTTCAACTATCTCCACCCGGCTGATGACTATCCCAACTTCGTCGGCGCTGAGTATCAAGGCCTGCGCGAAATCTACACATGGCCGGCGAGCATCGACAACCCTTACGCTGAGTATGGGTTCGATGCGGGCGGATTCCAGGCTATCGAAGTAGCCACGGATCGCGGGCCGCTCCAGTTTGTCGTCTACAACGCACACAACGGCTACTACTCCCACTCTACGGTGATCGTGGATGGCGACAAGATCAAGGAGAGCGGACTGTGAAAAGTGGATTTTCAGCAGCAGACATGAGCACGGCAGCGGCGAGTGGGCATGCCGAGGGCTATCAGGCTGGGTACGCTGATGCGGTGAAGGCTTACGAGGCTGCGCAGCCCGCCGCAGCGCAGGAGGCGATGGCGTGGAGCAAGACGAAGCCGACCACCGAGGGCGCGTACTACGTGCGGGGATTCGCCATCGGCCAAGACGAGGCACTGGTGCAGGTCCGCATACACCGCTTCGACGGCGAGCCCGCGCCCGAGTTGGTGTGCAACATCCACGAATCGACCAGCAATGATGACATGGACGACTGGTGGCCCATGGTCGATCTGTCGGACGACTTCGAATGGCTTGGCCCGTTGGTCGCCGCCCCCGTCGCCGCAGCGCCGGTTGATCTGCACAGCGCCGCACGCTTCGCAGCCGACGTGCTTGCCGAGTTGTATGCAAAGTACCAGCGAAATATCGGGCCGTTCGCATCGCAGGCCCAGCTTGCGAACGTGCGCCTCGGTCACGCGCTGCGCGCAAGCACCCCCGCAGAGCCGGTTGCCCAGTTCCCGACCAAGCCGATTGGTAGCAACGCATGTCCGATGACGGGCCTGCCGTTCTACGACAACATGGAGCATCCAGAGCGCGGCATGATCGCCATGTACGGCGGGCCGTTCGACGTGTACTCGATTCCCGAGTTGGACACCGACGGTGAGCTGCGCCGGGAGCGGTTTGACCTGGACCGCGACGACTGGGTGGAAGGTGGCGAGCCGCTGGGCTACTTCTACAACGAGCAGCAGCCGGAGGCAGTAAGCACCCCCGAAGCGCCGGTTGATTCGCTGTCTCCGCTGGCCCGCATCGCCGATGCGTTCGGCGTCACCGGCACGTGGGATCAGATCGCTGATGCGGTGATCGCTCGCAGCACCCCCGCAGCGCCGGGGATCGACCTGCGCGAGCCGATGCGCAACCTGTACCGGGCTTACGTCCGCCTGCTGGAATCCGGGATGGATCGCATCACGTCGCTTGGCGGCGACTGCGATCCGGTGGATGTGATGGAAGCGAACGACATTGACCTGCGTGCAGCGCGCGAAGCACTCGACGCCAGCCCCAAGGGCGATGACCTATCGATGGATGAGCTGCCTGGGATGTGGGATAAGTCCGACCTGATTGGCGGCGCAACTGATATGGACGCCAGCCCCAAGGGCGGCAGCGGTGCGATCACCGACTCCATGGTTGATCGCGCATGCGCTGCGCACGACAGGATGTTCAACTCAGTCGGAAACGACACGCGGGAGGATATGCGGGCAAGCATGCGCGCCGCGCTGACTGCTGCAATGCAGGCCACCAGCGCCGAGGTGGGGGCGTGATTCGCTACTGGATAGCCGCACGCACCGAGGAAGGCTGGACCGAGTGGAAGCAAGTCTCGAAGAAGTGGTACGAGCGGGCAAAAGCTAAGTCCGACTACCGCACAAAGACCACCAGCCACGGCGCGGGGGTGTCGGATGCGCGTTGAGACTATCGGCAATGCCACGCTCTATCTCGGTGACTGCCGTGAAATCCTGCCTACGCTGGAAATTGGCGCGCTTGTTTGCGATCCGCCCTACGGCATGGCTTACAAAAGCAACTACAACAAGGGCATCGCTCGCGCTGACCTGGTCCGCAAGTCTGGCGACTTCGCTCCCATAGCTGGCGACGAATCACCGTTCGACCCCGCACACCTGCTAGCGATTGGCGTACCTACGGTCCTATGGGGGGCGAACTTCTTCGCCGACAGGCTGCCAGCGGGCAATAAGTGGCTGACGTGGGACAAGCTCGCGGGGAAGACTCCCACCCCATCTGCATCAGACGTCGAGCACGCATGGACGAGCGAACGCGGTCCTTCGCGCATCTTCACTCACCTGTGGCGCGGAATCATGCGGGCTGGCGAGGAGAACGTGTCGCGCTCGCCCAAGCTGCACCCGAACCAGAAGCCGGTGGCGCTGATGTCCTGGTGCTTGGAGCAGGTCAAGTTCACCGGACCGGTTTGCGATGCGTACATGGGCAGCGGCTCGACAGGAATCGCGTGCATGCGAGCCGGGATTCCATTCATCGGCATTGAGTCCGACCCCGACCATTTCGAAACGGCACTGCGCAGGCTCAAAGCAGAAGGCACACAAGGGAGGCTGATCGCATGACCGATGACCAGCAGCGCGCCAGGGAGTTTCTGGCGCAGGAGTACGAGCGTCGCGGATTACACCAATCGGCCCGAGATATTCGGACAAACCGGATGGATGAGCATTTGGGTTGGGTTCGTGAGGCAAACATGGCCATCGCCGCAATCATCGCCGCCCTGCGCGCCGCGCCGGAGGTGCCTGCGACTCATTACCACTGCGCCGAGGGCATCCACGGGACGTTGAAGCGGCTGCGCAGGTACGCCACGACTGGCCTCAATAAGAACAGCCTACAGGGCCAGACTATGGATGAAGCCGCGGAATTTATCGCGCACATGCTCGCCGCCCGCCCGCAGGGGGTGAAGGAATGAAGCGCATCGCACGAAGGATCGCGAGCATCGCCATGTTCTGCCTCGCCATGGTCTTTGTGGTAGTCGGCGACCCCATCGGAATGATTGCATCGCTTCTGGTGACGGCAGGTGCGTGGCCGGGCAGCCCGCAGGAGGCGAGCGATGCGTGAGCTACTGAGCAACCTGCAGCGGCGGGCGATGATCCTCAGGGACACAGCGCAGATGAGGAGCCAGTTTCCCGACTGGCTCCTAAGGGAAATGGAACAAGCTGCGGATGCGCTAGAAGAGGCGGCCAAGGCACTAGAAGCACTGAAAGGAGGGGGAGATGAGCGCAACTGACATTTGCCTCAGCAAACAAGAGGTGGCCGCCCTCTGCCGGTCGCCTCAGCGCAAGCGGCAGCTGGGGTTCCTGCAAGCCAATGGGATCCGGCACTACAAGGATGCACACGGCTGGCCCGTGGTGCTTCGCTCGACAGTGGACGGAATCCAGCCGCTGGAGCAGCCCGAAGCGACCACATGGCGGTCGAACAAGGCCGCATGATGGGACGTAAGCCAAGCACCCCGGGGTCGATCCCCCGATTCCGCCAGCGCAAGCGAGGCAGCAAGGTCTATTACTTCTATGACCACGGTGGAACGCCCCGCCGCGAAGAATCACTGGGAAGCGACTATGGACTGGCCGTGCAGAAGTGGGCGCAGCTGGAGCGCGCTGCTCATACGAGCCAAGCACCACGCGTCATGTTTGAGTGGGTGTGCGATCGATACATGGCGGACGTCGCCTCTAAGAAGGCAGCCCGCACCTTCCAAGACAACCAAAAGGAAGTCCTGAAGCTGCGCGAGTTCTTCTGCGATCCGCCCGCCCCCCTGGAAGCCATCAAGCCGGTCAGTGTCCGCGAGTACCTGACGTGGCGGACAAAGGATGGACGTGGCTTCGTCCGCGCGAACCGCGAGAAGGCGTTGCTCTCCCACATCTGGAACTACGCGCGAGATAGGGGGTACACCGCCATGCCAAATCCATGCGCCGGCATCAAGGGCTACAAGGAGGATGGCCGAGACGTCTACATCGAGGACTCGCAGTATGAGGCCGTCTGGAGCGTTGCTGACACCTGTGTGCAGGACGCCATGGACTTGGCCTATCTCCTTGGGCAGCGCCCAGCCGACGTCCTTGGGCTGACTGAGATGGATGTACGAGAAGGCGCAATTCACTTACGCCAGAACAAGACCGCGCACAAACTGCGCGTGGCGATCAGCGACGAGCTAGCGGCGCTGCTCGAGCGTATCCGAGAAAGGAAAAAGGCCTTCACTGTCCACAGCACACGCTTGGTTGTGAACGAGCATGGCAGGTCCATGACCGTTGCGGCCATGTCCAGGCGCTGGCAGAAGGCATGCAAGGCAGCGAAGATCGAAGGAATTCAGTTCAGGGACCTTCGGGCCAAGGCCGGAACCGATAAGACCGACTCAGCAGGCGACATTCGCCAAGCCCAGCAGCAGCTGGGGCACGCTTCGCTGGTGATGACAGAGCACTATGTCCGGAAGCGCCGGGGGGCCAAGGTTACGCCCACAAGGTAG